TAAACGAAATCCAATCAATCAAAGAAATTTAGACCCAACGGGTAATGCCGAGGGTCTTTTTTCATGCCTTGCGCAGTGGTGCGTAGGGCATTTTTTATTGGTGAAAAGCGGAGGAGACCGCATCACATATATTTAATGTGTTCAAAAAGGAGAATGAGAACCATGACAATGGCAGAATTGTATGCAGCACTGGAAAAGCTCGACGGCGGTGCGGCAATGGTGGAGACCATTAAAGCGGAAGTCGGGAAATTGAACGGCGAGTCGAAAGAGCAACGAGAAGCCAAAGAAAAGGCTGAAGCTTTGGTTAAGACGTTAACTGAGGCAAAGGACACGTTGACTAATCAAATTGCTGAACTTCAAAAGCCGGGAGCAGGAGAGCAAACAGCAGAATATAAGACTCTGCTGAAGAAATTCGATGACCTTTCCAAATCGTTCGAGACAGAAAAGGCTGCAAGGCAAGAAGCCGAACAAAAACGAATCCAGACAGACATCATGGCACAGACGGTTGATGCACTAACGAAGCACAATGCAATGGACCCGAAAGAGTTCGCCAAGCTTATTGTTGGCGGCATTGAAGTCGGTGATGATGGCAAGTACGGATTTAAAAAAGAAGACGGCACTGTCGGGACGATTGAAGACGCAGCTACCACATGGCTTAAAGGTAAGCCTTGGGCGGTGAAAGATAACCAAAACGGCGGCAGCGGGCAAGGAAGTTCCGGGCAGAATGCCGGCAATGATGTAAAAGCACAGTTTGAAGCGGCACTGGGGATATCCCAGGCAACGAAAGGAGACTAAATAATGGCGATTAATACGTTAGAATGTGCAAAAATTTTCCAAGACGGGCTTGACGCACAAATGCTCGCAACAGCAACATCGGCTTGGATGGAAGCCAACGCAACACAGGTGATTTATAACGGTGGCGACGAAGTGAAAATGCCCGAAATCTCGACGGCAGGACTTGCGACGTATGACCGTGACAGCGGCTTCGTACAGGGTGCAGTTACGCTGAAATTCGGTACATATAAGCTTACACAGGACCGTGGCAGAAGCTTTTCGCTCGACGCAATGAGTGTTGATGAAACGAACTTTGTGGCTTCTTCGGGCAATGTTATGGGTGAGTTCCAGCGTTTACAGGTTGTTCCTGAAGTAGACGCATATCGTTATAGCCGTATTGCGGCGTTGGCTAAAGCGGCAAGCCAAGAAAAGGCAACGTTTACGCCGACGGTGGATAATATCTTGGCACAGCTCGATGATGATATTACGGCAGTACAGGATATTGTAGGCGATGACGAACCGCTTGTTATCGTGATGAATCGTAAAGTACGCACGATTCTTAACAATGCGAAAGGCATTCAAAAGTTCATCGATACGGGCGACTTTACAGCCGGTACGGTAACAACAAAAGTACGGACGTACAATGAAATTCCTATCATTGGCGTACCGTCTGCTCGTATGAAGACGCAGTACGTATTTAACAACGGTACTGCAAGCGGACAGGAAGCGGGCGGCTTTAAGGCAGATACTCAGGCGAAGGATATTAACTGGATCATAATCGCACAGCGTGCGCCGATTGCCGTATCTAAAACGGATAAAGTCCGCATCTTCACTCCGGACGAAAACCAAAAGGCAGATGCTTGGAAGCTTGATTATAGAAAATTCCATGACCTGTGGATTCCGAGCAATAAGCTTAAGGGCGTATTCGTTAATACCGGAGCATAAGGAGGTACCATATGAATACTCGAGTAACTCGGCTTAATGAAGTTCAGTACGCCGATTCTGAATACCGTCTTCAGCAATTAATGGCTGAAGGATTTGTGGCAGATGAACAGCCGACAGAAGAAACGGAGCCGGTCGAAGAAAAGCCGAAAAAGGTAAAGGCAAAGAAGGCTGAAGCCGTAGAACAACCGGCTGAAGAAACGGAACAGGTAGGCGAGTAATATGGGCGTCAGTCGGGATGTGTTCGATAAGAGAATACGACAGGCCGTAAAGGCCTCGGCCATTGAAGTCCAGGACGAAGCACAAACGCATCACAATTACACGTCACGAACGGGCGAATTGACTCGCTCTATTGACATGCGAATGTTAACCGACAAGAGTGCCGTTGTATATCTTGATGAGGGCCTGGCCGATTATGGGCCGTTCGTTCACGAAGGCACACGGCCGCACATGATACGGCCTAAGAATCGTAAGGCCTTGCGATGGGTCCCGACTGGCGGTAACTCGTTTTTGTTCGCAAAAAACGTTCTTCATCCCGGTAATCGCATGGATCCGTTCTTGTATAGAGCGCTAGATACGAAAAGACCGGACATCATTAAGCTATTCGGTCAGTACACAAAGCTTGCTACCAAAGACATATGTGATGCCATTGAACAAAAGTATAGTAATGGCCAAGCATGTGAGATTGAATTCAAATTTTAAAGGGAGTGAATGCACATGTTATATGACTTGGCCGAAATGACATTTTCTGACGAACTTCTCGGAAAGAATGTCAGTCGTGATGACCTCGCTATTGCCGAAAAGTGGCTGTATTTATTTGCACAGCGCCTTGGAGTTGAGCAAGCGAAGGTTATCCGTAGCTTTGTGGCAGATGAGCTTGTAACGCTGTATACATATCGTGAGACTTGTGTGCGAAAGGCGTACAGCTTGCCCGGGGCTTATGGGCGTGGCGGCGAAACGGACGACTTTTACGGAAAGAAACTTGCATATATCCAGGGGCGAATAAAAGAGCTTGAAGGCTCGATTACACCTGAAGACCTTACGGGTGACCCGACGCAGTATTCCGGTTATCGGTCGTGCGAAATCTTCAGGGGGTAGCTGATATGATAATGTGGTTTGATCTTTTAAAGCGGATTCAAGACGTTCTCATAGCGTGTAAAATATCCTCACCTGTACAGCTTGGTGCGGTTATACCGCAGCATGCCAACGTCGACGAAATCGGAAAAATCATGCTTGTTCGAGGATCCGAAACAGTAAATGATGAAAGTATCGAAAATGAGCTTCTCGTTACGATTTATCTTGAAGCCTGGGTACGAAATGACGACCCGGATTTATCCGCTGGATACGCTCGCATTAGTGAGCTTGAAGGGCAAATAGACGCAGCCTTAAAGCAAATGCGGCAAGCCGTCGGTTCACTAAATGAGAATATATGCGTACTTAATGGCAGTAACTATCAGATTTTAGATTTAAAAGTTAAACAGAAAACAGGCGACCTTGACGCATTGCGACCGTTACTCGGTTCGCAGTATACGATTGAGTGTCGCCTTTTTGATTTGACTCGTGAAGGAGGAATATACTAATGCCGGCATCAACACCGAAAAAAGCACTGGCACCGTCTGCAGCCAATTCTTTAGCGACGGTGGGTAAAAATTATTTTATTTATTTAAACACAGGTACCGATGAAACAACGGGAGCCGTATGGACGAAAATCGGCGGTCAGAAGGGCGGCTCTATTAGCCGCAAAGCCGACTCTATTGACGCTTCTCACAAAGACTCTGGCGGTTGGAAATCTACATTGCCCGGCCTTAAAGAATGGAGCATTGAATTAGATACTTTGCTCATGGCTAACGATGACGGCTTGGAAGCGTTGAACGATGCCTTTCTTAAAGACCAGCCCGTACACCTCAAGTTTGAGTATCCTGACAAGTCCTATGTAACCGGTTGGGCGTCTATTACGGAACTTTCCATTGAAGCTCCGCATGATGATGTGGCGTCTTATAAGGGTACCTTGGCAGGTATCGGGCCTTTATCTGAATTAAAGAAAGCCTAGAGAGGGGAATATATAAACCATGAAACAAATTAAATGCGACTTCTTCGGCAAGGGTGAACGTTTATACTTTAATATCCAACGCCTGGCTGAATTTGAATCGGCAGTCGGCAAGCCGATTTACAACGCTATTCAGCAATTGTCCTTATCGGATATCATAACCGCATATGAAATCGGCCTTCGGCAGTATGGCCGTCGCAGTACTCAGTTCTATGCAGACCGCTTGCAGGAGCTGTTTGATAGCGGTGAGGTTGAATTAAACGACATCATGATGCCGATTGTTAAGGCCATTACAGGTAGTGGCATTCTCGGTAAAAAAGCATACTTCATGGCATTCCCTGAAGAAAAGACACCCGAAGATGATGCCGAAATCGAAGCCGAAGAAGACGAAGCAGTAAAAAACTAAACGGGGGGCATAATGCCCCCTCTTCTTTTGCATTATGGGTACGAAAAGCCGAAAAAGTGGCTTATAGTATCTTGGCTTTAAGGCCGTCAGAATTCTATGAGCTTACGCCTATGGAGTTCGAGAAGATGGTACAAGGCTATGACCTTCGGACTCGAATTGAAGACGCCAGGACGGCGTATATGACGTCACTTATTGTTAATGTTCAGCTTGATAAGAAGAACCAAATTAAAGTGAAGGATATCATGAAAGATTTACATCCTCCGACACGACTGGATCGTAAAAAAGAGGAAATGGAATTTATGAGAGAATGGCTTGAAGAAGGGGGTGAGTTGTAATGGCAGACGCAAATATTCACGTCAAGATAAAAGGCGATAGCTCAAGTGCCGAGGCGGCGATTGACCGAGTCGGTAGTAAGCTCGAAAATGCCCTGGGCGAAAAAATGGGCGGCATTGCCAAGAAGGCACTAGAGAAGATGCCCATGGCAGCGGCGGCAGCAGGTGTAGCTTTGGTTGCCCAAGAGGTTGCTCAGCTTGCCGGGAAAGTATCCGATACGGCTGACCAAATGGCACAGCTTAAGTCCCGTATCAATCTTATTAACGACGGCACTCAGACGACGACCGAAATCATGGACAAGGTCTATGCGGCAGCACAGCGGTCTCGAGGCGGGTACGTTGAAATGGCCGACAGCGTAGCTAAACTGAACATGCTTGCTAAGGACGCCTTCAGCTCGAATGATGAAGCGATAGCCTTCGTTGAACAGCTAAATAAGCAATTTAAAATTTCAGGGGCCAGTGTTCAGGAATCGACAGCAGCCATGTACCAGTTAACTCAGGCTATGGCAGCAGGCAAATTACAGGGCGACGAATTCCACTCCATTATGGAAAATGCCCCCATGCTCGCACAGGCGATTGCTCAGCAAATGGGTATGACTGTCGGACAATTGAAAGAGATGTCATCGCAAGGGCTTATTACAGCCGATGTTATTAAAGAAGCTCTTTTCAACAGTGCTGAAGAAACGAACGCCAAGTTCGCAGAAATACCGATGACGTTCGCCGAAATCGGACAACAACTCTCTAATCAGGCCCTGCAGGCTTTTCAGCCTGTCCTTGAACAACTTAGCTCTATAACCGCTTCGAGCGATTTCCAGGCCATTGTCGAGGGTATCGGAATATCCTTTAAGGTAATGTCGGCGGCGGCACAAGTTGCCATTGCGACGTTAAAGGCGTCGTTTTCGGCTTTAATTACGGTTATAAAGTATGTGGCGTCATCGATGAAGGCCGCTTTTTCCGTCATTATTGGAATAGGCAATCAGATTAAGCCTATAATTGCCGGGGTTGCAGTAGCGTTCACAACTTGGAAGACGGCCATATTAGCCGTATCGGTAGCGACTAAGGCGGCGGCCACAGCACAGGCCTTATATAAGGGGCAAATGATAGCGTCCAGGATTGCGACCGTCGGAGTTACACTTGCGTCTTTGCAGCTTAAAGCGGCCATGATAGCCAGTGCCATTGCAACAGCCGGAGTGAAAGGCGTTATGATGGCCTTATCCGGTACGCTTAACTTGGCGAAAGTCGGAACAATGGCACTAGGGGCCGCAACTAAGGTTATGAACGCAATCATGAGGGCCAACCCTGTAGGTGTTGTTATTACGATATTGTCCGTTTTGGCCGGAGTTCTCGGCACCTGTGCCGCAGCGACTCAGGGATTCGGAGAAACCGCATCGGCAGTGTGGGAAACGCTCGTTCATACCGTAGCCTGGGCGATTAATCAGATTATTGCTCTCATTAACAAGCTGATTAACGCTGTAAACGGCGTTGGAGCCAAGCTTGCATCGGTATTCGACTTTGATTTCTCAGCTATTAATAATATTGAAGGCATTAGTCCTGAAGAAGCACAGGCGTACGGTGATAGAATTAAATCCGCAGCCGGAGATGTGTTTAACGCACTGTCTGGCGGTGGTGGCGGTGAAATTGACGGCGGCTATGACGGCGGCGGTGGTGGAGGTTACGATGCCGGAGGAGCCGGTGGCGGCAGTGGGTCAGGTGGCTCAGGCGGCGGTGGCGGCGCAGGTAGTGCCGGTAACCAGTTAGCCGAAGAAGCCAAACGGATCCATGAGCAAATTCAACAGAACTACCTCGAGATGTTCGGCAAGCAGAGTGAGTTAGTGGAGCTTCAGTACAAAAAGGAACTGGAAGAACTCAACAAGTCTAAAGACGCCAACGAACACTATCAGGAAGACTTAACGAATCTTCAGGCCATTTACGCCGAAAAGCGTATCCAGGCCGAACACGAAGAGCAAGAAGCAATTCGTGAAGTGTGGAATAAAGTCCGAGATATGGCCAAGGATTTTAACTTCTCGATTAGTACGAAGGATTCGACAGGTAGCGCTTCACCGCTTACACAGCTCGAACATGACCATGAAGAAGTGATAAACAGTATTACAGACAAGTGGCAAGGCTTCTCCGACGAATACATCAAGATGACCAAGCAACAACAGGCCGAATATAAAGCGGCTCTTGACGCTAACGGCATTGCGTACGAAATCGTCGGGAAGAACGAAATTACATTCGAGGCCGAGAAGAATAAAGAACTCCTGGCACAGGAACAAGAGTATCTGCTAAAGCGTAACGACCTGTATCGCCAAATGTCTGAAGAGAAGTGGGCGATTGACGAAGCGATGCGCACGCAGAACTTTGCGTCTCTACAGCAAGCCTTGACTGACGAATACGTCATGACTCAAGATAATTACAATCTCCGCAAAGAGATGTTGGACGAATATCAGCAGGCTGTGATGGATTCATACTTCAATACACAAGAAATGTGGATGGGGGCCATGATGTCCGGGATTGATGCACTTCAAGAGGGGTTATCCGGACTTCTTCAAGGAACGACAAGCCTTGGTAAAGCGTTTGAGAATATCGGCAAGGCTCTTATTAAGTCTCTGGCCGATTATGTTGCCAACTGGGCGGCGGCAAGGCTTAAGCAAGCCATTCTCGGAAAGACACTTCAACAGCAAGAAACGGCTGCAAGCGTCGCAGCAGCCAACGCTCAAATACCGCCTTGGACGACACTCGCACAGCAGGTAGCGATGGCAACCGGTGGTGTTTCGGCAACAACGGGCATGGCGGCATGGACGGCACAGTCGGCAATCGGTGCAGCCGCAGGACTTGCCATGCAAGCAAAAAACACACTTATGGGAAGCGCTCCGAATTTACACATGGCAAGTGGTGGCGTGGCAGTAGGCCGCACGTATGCCGAAATTGGCGAGGGTAAATACCCCGAAGCGGTCATTCCGTTATCGACGCAGACGTATGATGAAATGGGTGCCGGCATTGCCAGGGCAAACGGTGGTGCGACAGGCGGTATAACGCTGAACGTATCAGCACTTGACGCCGAGTCCTTTGGAAATTGGCTCGAATCGAAAGGCGGCCGAGTATTGCGTCAGTTCACCGTTAACCAAGACCGTGAATTTATCGGCACATCGGGAGTGTGGTAACCATGGAAAAATTGAAGAAATTCCCTCGTATTAAGTCGCTTGCGTGGAAGTCGTCTAAAATGCAGCACTGGGATACAAAATCTAAACGTAGCGGATCCGGAAGAGTACGAACCATGACGACGTGGCGGTATCCGCAGTATACGATTACGACGGAGTTCGCCTACCTAAAACCTGAAGAGTACAAAAAAATGATGGGCTTTGTGTCGCAAATCCAAGGCGGCACAGAGCCTTTCTTGTGGCTCGACCCTGAAGATAACGAGGAAAAAGGAGTTATTCTCGGCAAGGGTAGTCAAGGTGAATGGCAAGCAGTGCGACGTTATGGTGATTATACAGAGCCGGTAGCATACGTGGAGAACGTAAAGCTCTATGCTGATGGTGCACTTATTGAGCATGTAACGACGGACGGCGGCACGATTCGGACTAGTGGTACCGTATCGCCTGACGCCGTCATCACGGCAGATTACACGTATTACTGGAAGGTGCTGCTTAGTGGCGACTTCACGGCAGAGCTTGAATATAAAGACGTTTATAAATCAAAATCCTTTAAGTTGGTGACCGTGCAATGAAACAGGCAGGAGAAGCATTAACTCAACACTTGAATACGGCAAAGTCGTTCCGTAGTTGCGACTTGTATGCCCTTAAACTTCAAAGCGGCATGGCGTATTACTGGACGGATACGGACTCAAACGTAAGTCATGGTGGCCATGTATACCGTGCCGACGGGCCTGTCATTACTCGCAATAAGACTTCAACACATTCCGATGTGGCGGTTGATAAGCTTTCCGTTTCGGTATCGTGTGATAAGCACGACCAAATAGGCGGTGTCCCGATACTTGCGGTTGCTCATAACGGCGGCCTTGACGGAGCGACTATGGAACTTAAACGAGCATTCTTTAAGCAAGACGGAACGCTGATTGACGCTGTAGATATCTTCACCGGCACAGTCGAGGTAAAACAAGGTGGCGGCCTTACGATAACGCTTGACGTGAAGTCTGTCGTACAGAAGTTAAATACAGAGTTTCCTAGTAAGCGGTACTATCCGCAATGCCCTTATTGCGTGTATTCCAAGGAGTGCGGTGTCGACATTAAAAAGTACCGTAAGCGAATGAAAGTAACGGCACTTACAGGCGTGAACACTGTCGGAATAGACGTGCCGTTTGAAGACGGTTATTACAATGCAGGCGGTATCGAATGGGTATCAGGTCCCCTTGCAGGACAATCGACTCAGATAATGAGCAGCTCGAACGGTACCGTTATGTACATGAGTCCGAGTGATACGCAAGCGGCCGTTGGAAGCGAAGCTTATATTTATCCCGGTTGCGATAAAACGCCTGAAACGTGCAAGAAGAAGTTCGATAATTTCGCGCGAAATAGAGCCACTCCGTATGTTCCGTTGAAGGAGACGATACGATGAGAAAGACTACAGGGCAAAAAATCGCAAACGCAGCTCTTGAGTGGCTCGGTACTCCGTACGTTAATAACGCCATGGCCAAAGGTCACGGAGTCGATTGTGCATACCTTCTTGTTGCGTCACTTGTCGGATCGGGTTTGATAGCAAAAGGCAAGTTACAGATAGAAAACTACTCGAACGAATGGCATTTACATCGTTCTGAAGAAAAATATTTAAAGTACATACAGCAAGTCGCCGACGAAGTTCAGGGAGAACCTCAAATCGGCGACTTTTTGCTATATCAATACGGGCGGTGTGTAAGTCATGGGGCGGTATATATCGGCAATGACAAAGTTATTCACGCCTTCGTTGACATTGGCGTTATTATCTCGAATGTCGACGATATTCTGTTTTACGATAATCGAGGGAAATCAAGGCTCCGTGCCGTGTATCGCTTCAATCCGAAGAAAGGGGGCGCAGCTTAATGGGTTTTCTGTTTAAGAAAAACAATACAACGAATCGAGCCGATATTATCGGCGATTTCCAAATAAATAGTGCGTCATACGGCGAAACGGTACCTGAAGTCCTTGGGACAACCAGGGTATCGGGCAATATCATCTATTGGGATGATTTTACGGCACACGAACATAAGCACACAAGCCGCACCGGTAAAGGCGGCGGCTCAAAGCATACGGAAATAGACTATACGTATACCGTAGCCGCAGCCATTGCTTTATGTGAAGGGCCTATACAAGGTATCGGTAAGGTGTGGAAGGATAAGGAAGTCTACGAGTACCCTCAAGCCGACATCCAATTATCCCTTTATAAAGGCGAATACGGGCAAGAGCCGTGGCCGTACGTTACTAGCAAGCACCCTGAAAAGGCACTGCCGTACAGCGGATTAGCGTATATGGCAGGCGTTGTCGACCTCGGCAATCGTGGCAGCCTTCCGACGTATAATTTTGAAGTTAAAGGAAAACTTCTCGAGACAGGCGACGGGATCGACGTGAATCCGGCTGATTATATTCTGTATGTGCTGAAAGCGGCAGGGATTGAAGATGTCAAAATCGAGGGGATTGAGAACTTCCGTAAGTACTGTGCAGCAGCCGATATTCTTATCTCGACACCGACTGACGAATCGGCGAAAAAGGCACAGCAAATCATTAACGATATCGCTGAAATCACCAATTGTTACCTTTTCTGGTCCGATGACCGGCTGAAGATTGTACCCTTGGCCGACAAAGCGGTCGGAGATTGGAATCCTAAAAAAGAAATCCAATACAACCTTACGGCCGACGACCTTATTCCTGGCAGTGACGGGCAACTCGTTATCTATAAGCGTAAAGACAGCTCGGAGACGTATAACCAAGCTACTGTTGAATTTATCAATCGTGCCAACGGGTACGAAAAAGAAACGGTGTCCTTCGAAGTGGTAGCTGACGTTCAGAAGAACGGTATGAAGCCTGCAAGCAAAAAGACTGCACACTACTTATATACGAAAAAGAGAGCGCAGTATTACGCTGAACAATTAGCTATGAAGCGGCTGTATAGCAAGAATCAGTACACGTTTCATCTTGACTGGGCCTTTTGTAGATTAGAGCCTGGAGACCTTGTAACTCTTACCGATGAATTATGTCAACTCGACAGGCAAGTCGTTGTTATTACGGCTGTTAACGAAGCGGCTGACGGTGAGCTTGAAATCACAGCAGAAGGCAAGCCGCCTGGTACATACGCACCGGCACGGTACGACGTACATGAGAACGAACGGCCGTTTACGGACTATAATGTTCCGGCTCCGGCTATTAACCGTTATTCCATTGTACAGACACCTGGAGATGTATCAGGAAACGAGCTGCTATTAGGTGTAACGGCTCCGTCGGGATGGGGTGGCTGTACGGTGTGGGTATCAGACACAGGCGACTCATATAAAGAAGCCGGTAAGATTACGGCACAGGCACGTATTGGACGATTGGCTGCAGCCATGACAGCCGAATCAACAAGCTGCATAGTCGAACTATTCTCAGGTGAGCTTCGAGGCGGATCGGCTATCGACGCTCAGCGAGGGAACACGCTCATTTGGATTGACGGCGAGTGCCTGAGTTACGAAGGTGCGACTCTTCAGCCTGACGGGCGGTATTTACTAACAGGCTTAGTGCGTGGCCAATACGCCACGACAGCTAATAACCACGCCGAAGGTTCGCAGTGCGTGCGAATCGATGAAGCACTATTTCACGCTCCGTACCGCACGGAAGATATCGGCAAGAAGATATGGATTAAGTGTGCTTCGGTGAATATGTTCGGGTCCAATGAGCAGGACCTTTCCGAAGTGCAGGCCATTGAGTATACGATACAGCCGTATTACATTCCTGAAGTTCGAGACCTTGCCGTATATACGAAATATTACGACTTAGGCGACGGCGTTTCGTCTTTTGATGTTATCGCAACCTTTGCACCGCCTCAAATTACAAGCTTCGATACAGCCGAAGGGTGGTATAAAGAAGGCTCAGGTGACTGGAAATATGGCGGTAACGGTGACGGCCAAATCGTCATCAGTGGGTGTGAGCTTGGTCATACGTATGACATTCGAATCAGGGTTAAAGACCGACACGGTAACTATTCACAAGGCCTTATTAAGAGGTTTACTGTCGAAATGAAATCAGAAGTCCCGAATACACCACAAGGCTTTGCCGTTACCTTCGGAAATGCGGCCACATTTAATTGGCTCGAGGTGCGAAACGCCGATATTGACTTCTATGAGATTCGACATGACTTGAATCCGGGTCAAGAGGTCGGCCGCATCGGTAAAAGCACGAATACGACATACGTCGGAACACTGACGGAACGAAGCGGGCGAGTGTACTTGTACGCTCACAATCCGATGAAGGGATACAGCGCTCCGGCTATGCTTGAGTATAGTGTTAAAGCACCGAAAGTACCGACGCATATAACGGCTAAAGGCGGCATGTCGGGAATCGGCGTTACGTTTGACCCTGTTCCGCTTGGTTGCCGAGGGGCCAACGTATATGTCGACGATGCGGTTTACTTCACTCCGACTAATTCGTTCTCTCTGATTCTTACGCCTGGCATCTACCGAGTACGAGTTGCTTATACGGATATCTTCGGAGAAGGCGAAAAGAGCGGTGAACAGCTTGCCACAGTGAAGCTCGAGATAGATAAGTCAATCATCAGTCGTGAAGCACTAGGCCTGGATGAAATAGACCGGGCGATTGCCAAGATTGAGGGTGATGTTGGGGTTGTGAAGTCAGAAGTAACCGGAACGTCGACTCGTGTTACTCAGCTCTCAAACAGCGTTGATTTACGGCTTAACAGCCTAGACGGCAAGGAGCTGATATCTCGTATTAATCTGTCACCAACAGGAACACGAATCGACGGCAAGCTGCTACATGTCACTGGCCAAGCACTCTTCGATGACAACATTGTCACTCCGAAGATGATTCAAGCCGGTGCGGTGACCGCCGACAAAATGCATGTGGAAAGCTTATCGGCTATTTCGGCGACGATCGGCACATTGCGGACTAAGACGAGCGGTGCAAGGGTTGAAATTAGTGATAATCTTATCGAAATATACGACGATGACAATCAGTTGAGAGTGAGGTTAGGCGTATGGGAGTGATGAATTTTTTGGAGAAAATATGGAAGAAAATCAAAAAAATTTTCAAACGAGGTGATGATATGCCGCAAGGATTACAGGTCTTTGACGAAAAGGGGAAAGTTGTAGTGGATATAACTGACCGAATTACAAAAATGACAGGAATGAAGGTGTTCTCTACAGTAGAGGATTTTGAAGTAACTATTCCCGTTACAGGGAATGAGGTTTGTTGGGTTTCCGCTTGTCAAAATGGGTCTAGCACCTCTAATTTACCCAAGGACTGGATAAGAAACCCGTTTGATTTTGACTTAATTGGAAACACATTAAAAGTTACCGCTTCGCCACAGTTAAAAGGTAAGCATTGTACATATATTGTCTTTTGGGGGGTATGTTAAATGAGATATTTGGAAGTAAAAAACAATGAAAATATTACCTCAATCAATGACACTGACACGTGTCTGTATTTGAAAAATAAAGTAAGGGTAACAACGTATTTCACTTCCGGCGCTAGTGGCTATCAGAATTATGGTGCTGCGATAGATTCAGGAAAGGCTTGTGCGTTAGCTTATGATGTAAGTGTAATAAAAGCACCGTTTGATTGGTATGTAAATGTTAGCCTTCCTATTCTTGACAGAAAAGAGGGGGAAGCATACCTATACGTTATATCTTCAAAACAAGAGGTTGCGATAACCAACTTATATGAAGAAAAAATAGGTGGGTTTGTAGCCACAATTAGATTTGCTTGTCATAAGAGCGATAACATACAGCAAATATTAGAAGGGATTACAGTCTACGTGTACTCAACTAAAATTCCTAATGACGGGAATATTGGTATGCAGGTATTCGACCATGATAAAAACATTGTGTTCAACAGTAATAAATACTGTTTACGCATTATTGATGTAGTAAATAAAATATACCACTCCGGAGTAGAATATAAAAAGGAAGAATTTACAGTACCCAAGCGTCAATACAACACTGAACTGATTGGGAGTACACTTGTTCGTACCACAACTATGCATGGAAACACGAATGTTTTTCAGACTCTTCATTTAGGAGAAAAGACCGTACAGGTTGTTCCGGAGATATATAGAAAGGAAGGGTTCTCAAACAAGAGAACTAATTACCTCAACTTGTTTGTTTGCGATTTAAGTAATACGCAGGATTTTCCCGTAGATGTGAACGGACACATTTAAGGAGGTTATATGGTTAATGCAACTCTTGTGCAGACATTCAACGATGAACTGCACTGCGGATCCGACTTCATTCGTCGGTACGTTGCCGACGGGCATGACTTCACGGGAGCGACGGCTGTGATGAAGGTCCGCACAGAGAATGACATCGAGCTTGTAGCAGCCGACTGCACGGTTGACGGAGACTCCGTCACGGTGCAGATACCTGGCGAGCGTAGCCGAGAGATACCGAGACGGTACCGCATGGCGAAGTACGACGTGTTCGTACAGAAAGAAAATGAATACAGCTACAAGCTCATTATGGGCGATATGCGAATAGTTTATGATGAATCAATGCATTAGAGGGGGAATTTATAATGGACGAATTAAAAGTGAAGGTGAACTTCGAAAATCCGGTACAAGTACAAGCTGTGCAGATTCCCGGATTGCCCGGTCGAGATGGCCGAGACGGAACACCGGGAAAAGATGGAGAAAAAGGAGAAATTGGTCCTCAAGGTCCGCAGGGCATTCAGGGCGAGCCGGGGGCTCAAGGACCTCAAGGTCTGTCTGCTTATCAGGTAGCGGTTAATAATGGCTTTAGCGGTAGCGAGAGCGAATGGATTAAAAGTTTAAAAGGAGCGGACGGTAAAGTCCCTGATATAAGCCCTGTGTCTACAGAATTAAAAAAGAAAGGGTATTGGAATGATGGGAATCTCGCTGATATTTTAAGTGTGATAATTAAAAATACTATTACGCCTAAAACTCCGACAGCCTTGGCTTATACAGAGCCGAAGAAGGGCGACACGGTGTTAAAAGTGAGTGGAGAATCTCATTATAAAGTAGACGCCAACGGCGAAAATTTAACCGAGATTATTAACGGGGCGGCTGACTTGAGGATCCCTTCTTATGACAAGTCTGATATTATAGTCAATTATTACAATATGGTCGGCGATAAGGTTTCTATGATTACTATTCAGGGGATTAAAGGTCAATCGTTTACTGATAAGAACGGAATTACGGTGTCAAAAGAAGGAACTGTTCTTACAGTTGATTTAACCAATCAGACCCCCGGGATTAATAGCCGATACGATATATCGGACAGGCCTTCCTGGGCTTCGGACAATGTGACAGAATATAAATTCATTTCTAACAATCCCGCTAAAATCATTGGTTACAACGAGCTCAAGAATGTTTCGGTAGAGAATGTATATAAGGTATTAAGCGGATTAAAAGGTGGAATGATTAGCACTGTTTACTTTAATGTTCCTGAGATGAAGAATATAATCGCTCAACACAACAATCTTTACGGAGTGGTAAACAATGGGGAAAAAGTTGTGTATATCAGAAATAAGCAGCTTATCCGGACAGTGGTCGAACCGGGTGAAAAAAAGGCAATGCTTATTAGTTTGCACAGCAGTTATGACGATAAAATCACTGGAACGACTCCGGTATTCCTTGATAGATGTTTTGGGGAATACTATAGAGTAGTAGACGATTTATAAGGAGGTTGCCGATGTGGACATGGAGTTTTGAGTTAGCGGACGTTCTGACGACCTTAACAATTATAAGCATTATAAGTGCGGCTGCTTATCGGTTAGTCCTTTTGCCGATCCTTCAAAAACTTGATGTTGAGCGGATTCAAGATAGGACATTCTTCTCTGACAAGTATGATACTCTCATCGAGACGCTTAAAGAGCTGAAAGAAGAGATCAAGTTATCAAGGCAGGAACGAATGCAACAAGCACAGCGTCATCTTCAGCTTGTTGGTCGTGTTGACGTCCTCGAGGCTCGTGTAAATGATTTGAGGAATGAAATGCACGGTGAGAAGCGATGAGAGAGAAGATTATTCAATCACTTAAGCGGGCGTTCCAGTCGGCAAGAGTAGCCGGGATTCATCCGACGGGGGTCATCGCAACACGGGGACTAGTGTTTATTATGCTAGTCCCTATTTTATTGGTTGTCGTGACCTACATTCTGACCTTCGTTAGCGGCTATGTTGACGACGACAGGGGGAAGATTATAAGCGTCGGGATTAATATCATCGACCATATCTTCATACCGTCTGTACTGACTGCCCTAGTCGGATTCTTGGCGTTGTGGGTTGATAAGGACGGCAACGGCATACCTGACCGATTGGAAGAACAGCAACGGCCGCAGATGCCGACAGCTAACGGAAGAGGTGAAGGAAAAAATGAAATACGGAATTGACGTATCCACGTGGCAGGAGGGTTTAGACTTTGAACGTGCGAGAATACTCGGTTATGACTTCTGTATTTGCCGCATAGGCTACACGGGAAACGGTCATAATCTCGATGATTTATTCGTACACAATATTAATGAAGCGAAAGCGAACGGAATGGAACTCGGCGTATATTATTACTCTACCGCAACGACTACCGAAGAAGCCGAAGCCGAAGCGGATTGGCTACTGTCGACTATGGATACGTACCTCGACGGAGTGGACTTATCAGCCGGTATTTGGCTCGATGTGGAAACCGAAGCACAGCGGAGCCTCGGAGCTGATGAGCTGACAGCCGTCGTTATGGCGTGGGTGAATCGTATGAACTCGGCGGGAAAGTATGTCGGATTATACGGAAGTTATGATATGTTCACGAACGGTATGAACATAGACAGCTTACCGAATTACGTGCCGCTGTGGGTTGCACAGTATTCAAGCCGCAATGACCTACAGCTTGATAAACCGAATGCAAACATAAAGATATGGCAATATTCGGAATCCGGTAACGTCGATGGCGTGAATGTAGACGAAAATGTCATGTACGAGTGATAAAAGGCGGTGAATTGATGTATTTCCAACCTTTCAACAACGGAAAAACAGGCAAATGGCTGAAACTTGGCTTATTTTGCGTTCTGACGCTGTTTTGCTTGCTCGGCATATACTTTGCTGTACACCACGTGAAACAGCCGTCAGACGAGCCTGTACGAATGCGTTTTTCGGATACGGAAGACAAAAATTCGGTAAAGAAGGATTTACACGTTTCCGACCGTGAAGCGGCTGAAATCGTAGCGAAAATCGAACGGATACACGACGGTAAGACCGCTCCGAATGTGTCATATTATGTGACAGCTCCGAATTTACAAAAAGCGGCCGATAGAACGGAACAAGCTATACGGAAGAACGATAGTCAGATCCCGTTAGCAGCACGAGCGAAATCGGATAGAACGGTTATCACCGTGGACGAGGAAAAACAGAAAGTTGACGTTTACAAAATCAACCTTCGTAACAACCACAAAATCAAAGCAGGGGGAACGTACATAGACGGGAAATCGTATTTGTCGATTGGCTACCAAGCCGGCCGAGTAGAAGGAATTATACACACTGACGGCACGGGCGTTCGTGGCGGTACGGTAACGTACACAATAAAAGAATGGTAACGAAAAAGGCCTCCGAATAATCGGGGGCCTTATTTTTTATACTTGCGGTACGGTAATAAAAATCGCTTAGCGTTGCGGTTTGTATATAGAAAAATATATATTTATCGCTTGAAATTATAATCCATATGGACTATAATATAATCATACCAAGAAGAAAGGAGGAAGCCGATGAAGAAAGAAAAAATAGGACTTGTAACAGCAGTAACTCAGTTGGCGACTGCAATAATACTGCTGATACAAGCCCTAAAGGATTAGCAGAGCGGCTACTCTTTCGAGTAGCCACCCCTTCGGGGGTATTATATCACATCGGCGAGCAGAAATGGAATCGTATATAAGAATAGCGGCATTAATCATTACACTGGCAGCGTTATTTATTGTATTGTGGAGGTGATAAAATGAGATTCGACGATATTATGACAATAGCCGAAGCAAGTGACCGCTTCGGTCGTGCAGCAAGTACCCTTAAGCAGGCGTGCCTATCTGGTCGCCTGGTTGAAGGTGAAGAATGCCGCAAATCCGGCGGCGTATTGTTGGTAACCAAGCAAGGCATGGAACGGCTATACGGAAAGGAACAGCCGAAGCAGGCGTACTATTTCGCCGAATTGCAGAACGCCGGCAGTTACCGGCAAGCGGAAAAACTCAAGGCTACAAGCCTTCGTGCTGCAAAGCGTGAAGCAAGTATGCGGCAGGCATTTTACGGCACTGTCC